CAGTGCTCAATTAAGTGAATATATCAGAACATTAACGCATTCCGGCACTATCAGCATAGATGAAGCGAGGAAGATGATAGGTAAAAATTCAATTAATGAAAAGTGGAGTAAAAAACATTGGTTGCAATTAAATACGGCCCCAACAGATGATGATAGAAAAGATTATTTAAAGGGTAAAACCGGATTTTCAGAGCAGCCAGATAAAAGAGTTTTCAAAAAATTATATAATAAAACTATCGTACGAAATGAATAATAAAGAAATAAGAACATTTTCAGGGGGTATTGAAGTGCGCGAACACGAAAGTAACGAACAAGGAGAAAGCAGGACGGTAACTGGTTACGCATTAAAATTTAACGAGCGAAGCCAAGATTTCCCTGGTGGGTGGCATGAAATAATAAGACCGGGCGCGCTGGATAAAGTGATGGCAAATGAAGATGATGTACGGGCATTATTCAACCATGACCCTAATTATATATTGGCAAGGACAGGAAATGGTACGTTAGGATTAACGGTTGACAATGTGGGGTTAAGGTATGAGTTCGAGGCCCCAAACACAACGGCAGGAAATGATCTATTGGTAAGTATTAGAAGGGGTGACATTAGCCAATCCAGTTTTGGTTTTACTGTAGGGAAAGACGGGCAAGAAATAAGGAATGAGAATGGGAAAACAGTGAGATACATTAATGAAATTAATTCTTTATTCGATGTTTCCCCCGTAACTTATCCAGCCTATCAAACTACAGAGGTTACAGTAAGAAGTATTACAGAGGCAAAAGAACAGAATGTAATTAAGGAAGAAAACAGGGAAAATGAAGCGGAACAAAGAAACCGATATCTTTTTTTAAGCAAGCATAGCATATAATTATATTATACGATTTTAAAATACATTTATCACTAAAAACAAATAAAAATGAATAATAACTTAAAAGCCAAAGAGCTGCGCGAAAAAAGGGCGGCAATTTGGGATGAAATGCAGGCGATCAATGAGGCAAATGAGGGGCGGTCATTGTCAAAAGATGACCAATTAAAATGGGATGGAATGAGTGCAGAAATGAATGCACTAAAATCAGACATAGACCGTTTTGAAAGAACAGCCGAACTGGAAAGAGAAGCAGCCGAAAAAAGGCAAATTAATATTGACGCCGGTTTGGACGTAGACAGAATTGAAGAAAATAACCATCGGTCAAAGGAAGAATATAAAAAAAGGTTTTCAAATGTTCTTCGTGCAATCAGAAGCGGGAATGTAGACCCTGCCGACGAGAAATTCTTAAAGGAGTACCGGGGAACATCGACACAGATTGCCGGAACCACAACTTTAGGGGGTTTTTTGGTTCCAGAGGATTTTTCCTTTGAACTGGAAAAGTATAAGGCAGCTTTTGGGGGAATGCTACAGGCTTGCCGCGTTATTAGAACAGGAAATGGTAGTGACCTTCCTTGGCCAACAGTAAATGATACAGCAAATGTAGGTGCATTGATTACGGAAGGAACGGCGGGAACCGTTTCGGATGTAACATTTGCGAGTAAAACACTCCAATCCTTTACGTATTATTCAAATGTTATCAAAGCATCATGGGAGTTAATCCAAGATTCGGCCTTCCCATTAGATCAGTTAATTGCCGAGATTGCAGGGGAAAGGATAGGGCGGATTATTAATCAGCACTTTACCACAGGGGATGGTTCCAGTAAACCTGCCGGTTTTATTACCGATGCCAGTTCTGGTAAAACAGCAGCAGCAAACAGCGCAATAACATATGAGGAAATATTAGATTTGAAACATAGTGTAGACCCTGCCTACCGGATGGGACCAAACGCTTATTTTATGTTCAATGATTCAACATTGGCAGCCATCAAAAAACTTTCAGTCGGTTCTTCTGATGCTAGACCATTGTGGCAGCCGGGTGTTTCGGTTGGCGCCCCTGATACAATAGATGGAACGCCATATGTCATAAATCAAGATATGGCGAGTATCGGCTCAGCTACTATCCCAGTAGCGTTTGGTGATTTCTCAAAATATGTAATTCGTCAGGTATTAGGTGATGAAATGGTTGTATTGCGTGAAAGATACGCAGACGAAAGGTCAAACGGGTATTTTGTTTATAACCGGTATGATGGCAAGTTAATCAATACGGATGCTATTAAGTATCTAACAATGGCGGTATAACCGTCTAATTCGAGTAGAATAAAATAATAGAATGGGGGATAATAGAGTTTAATACTTGTTATCCCCCAAAATTACCTTAAATGTCACAATTCAGATACAAAAACGGAACACCACCAACTGAGGAACCAGTAACATTGGCTGAGCTAAAAACGTATTTGAAGATTAGCAATAGTGTAGAGGATGCGTTAATAACAGAGATGGGAAAAGCTGCAAGGGTTTTCATTGAAGAAATGACAGATAAGAGATTAATAACTCAAACGAAAGAGTGGTATTTAGATGGGTTTCCGACTATGGGCCGAAATATATTAATTTCGACAACACCATTAACTGGGGTTGTTGTGGAATATATAGATGTTAATACAACAGACAGAACATATACAACTTGGGATGCGGCAAATTATATTTTAGATGATAGTGGCATATACCCACGTATTTCCTTAAAGAATAATGTTTCATTCCCTAGTACAGTAAATGAGATAAATACTGTAAAAATTACACTATCTTTGGGTTATGGATTGGCGGCGGATGTTCCTGAAAACTTTAAAATAGCAATTAAATTATTGGTTGCTGAAATGTACGAAAATAGGGAAAACAGAACTTATTCTTTTGGTACTTCTGGCTATAACGTGCCAACCTATGTCAATTTTATTTTAAATAATAAGCGGGATTTCGGATTTTTTACAGCATGACAAATCTAAAGTTTATAAAATACATTGGTGCGCTGGATGAAATAATCACTATTCAACAGCGTTCAATTTCTATTGATAATGCAGGGCAACAAATTGAAAGTTGGTCTAATTATTTAACTTCTATTTTTTGCGATATTAAATATGGAACGGCAACAGAAAAAGAAGATAGCGGGCGAATTACGGATTTTGATGTTTTAGTTTTCTTCATTCGTTATGATTCTGGCTTAGATCAAACTATGAGAATATTATATGATAATGCAGTTTTTGACATTCTATCCATTAAAAAGGTTGGGCGTCAAAGGTTTTTGGAAATATCAGCAAAGGCAAGGGAATGAGTGAGCAGTTAATAAAATTAGAAATAGATAGTAAGGAGTTTGATAAAGCTATTGAAAAGTTATATAAGGTATTGTCCTATTTTTCACGTAAGGAAAGACTTGCGTTATTACGAAAATCCGGAAAGCCTATATTAGAAGCTGCAAAAAACAATATTGACGACAATGCCAAACCAGTTAAGAGATACAATACGCCAAAAGTAATTGGTAAACTAAGGGCGCCTAAAGGGGCTGGGGTTGTTGATGCTACTTACCACCCGGGCAATTTGCGTAAATCTATTAAGATGCTAACTTTTCGTAGTAGTTCTGATATTTTTGTAGGGCCGAAAATTAGAAAAAAAGATTTTAAAGGTGATTTCGGACTAAGTGCTACGCGGGTAGATGGATATTATGCACATATGGTAGAATTTGGGGCTTTATATAGTGATGCATCCCCTTTTATGATGCCTGCATATAGATCGAAAAACAGGGAGGTAATAAATAAGATTATTCAGGGGGTAGAAAAAGCAATAATAGATTACAAAAAGAAAAATAGCGTTTGATATTAGAATCAATATATAGTATATTATTTAATGACGCTGGCATTAATGCGGCTGTATCGGGCAGAATATACCCTAATATGGCATTACTAGGGGCAGATTTCCCTTTGATTGTTTTCTCAAATCCTAGTAGTGCGCCTACACCGACAAAAGACAATGCGTCAGTAATTGATATACATGATATTCAGGTAGATATATATAGTGCAACAGCGTTGCAGGCTGGTAATATTTCTGCTTTGATTAGGGCATTATTAGATAGATATACTGGGGTGGTTGAGGGTCATAACATTCAAAGCATACAATTGCGAGGCATGCAAACTAGCTTTGAACCAGAACAAGATTTGTATAGAATCATTTTATCTTTTTCACTAAGAGAATGTTTATAGTATGAAAATATTAGCGGTTAAAAAAATAAAGGTAAACGAAAATGTAATTTTAAACCCTGGAACTTTTGTTTTTGTGATAAATGAGTTTGGTATATACCATATTAATAAGGGGGCAGCAATTGAGGTTGATGCAAAAAAAAGTTATACAGAGGAAGAAATTCAGGAAGCGATAAAAAAAGCGAAAAGTAAGCCACAAAAGGCGAATAAAGAAAAACTAATTAAATAACATAAAAATAAATAAATATGAGTTGTCCTGTAAATACTACAGTTTTCAAGCTGTACAATAACACAACGGCCTTGAGTAAATTAACGGATGGATCACTTTCTCTCAACCGAGAAATGATTGATACAACATCAAAAGATTCTGCGGGAAATAGGGAAATATGCCCAGGTCTATTTTCGGCTTCGATTTCCTTTTCTGGTTTACACGCAGACGCTGACACTATGGGATTTAGTGCATTACAGGCTGCAATGGTAGCTGATGCTGCACTGACTGTAAAATGGTCAAGTGAGGTATCCGGGGAAAAGTATTATAGTGCATCCGGCCACATTAGTAGCTTAGAACTTAATTCTGGCGGGTTTGAAGAAAACGTCACCTATTCCGGCACGATTGAAATAACGGGCGCAGTAACAGAAGGGACAACCGTATAAAAAAAATTATTAACGCGGGCAGGGGAAACCCTGCCTATTTTAAATTTAGAAAATGGCAACAGAAATTAAACAAATCGGTGGTGAAGGTCGGCCAATCAAGGTAACGTATGGGGTTATCTACAAGACAGCAACAGACCTAAAACTTAAAAATTTATCAGAGTTAGACAAGTTGGGTACAAGTGACTTAAAGAAATTTAATGACTTTATTGTAAATCTTTATTATTATGGTTTAAAGGCAGGCGCAAAATCAGAGGGGCAAAAATTCACCAATAGTAAAGAAGATGTAAGGGAATGGATTTTTGAAATGGACATGGAACAACTTACAGATTTGGAATATTTTAATGGCGCTAGTAATGAAGATGAAAAAAACTAAACCAGGCCGATCTAAACCCTTTAGATTGGCCTGACTTATTTAAACTGGCCTATGGGCGTTTAAGGCTGACTCCAGATCAATTTTTTTCTTTAACTGTTTCAGATTTTAACTATATGGTTTTGGGGTACTATGAAGAAATTAAGGAACGTGAACAAGCGGCATATGAGCGCGAACGGTGGGCGGTTGTGAACTTATTAAACGCATGGACTGAAAAACCGATAAAGAGTGTTCAGGAATTAGCTGTATTTAGTTGGGAAAAGGAAACAGGCGCAGCAGTTAGTTTATCTGAAAGGATGACACAGGAAGCAAGGGAAAGACTAGAGAAAGCAATGGATAAATTTTAAATTTAAAAGATGGCATTAGCTGATATTAATGTAAGGATAGGCACAAAGATTGATGGATTAAAGAAGGGATTAAAGTCTTCTGAGCGTGCCTTAAAAAGGACTAGCAGGAAGTTTCAACAGCTTGGAACTTCTATGACTACAGCAATATCTTTGCCTGTGGCCGCTATTGTTGCAAAATCGGTACAGGCATTTGATAAACAGGCACAAGCAATTGCACAGGTGGAGGCTGGTTTGATATCTACTAATGGGGTGGCAGGGCATACAATCGAAACCCTAAAGGATATGGCCTCTGGGTTGCAGGAAATTACAACCTATGGGGATGAAGAAATATTAAGCAGCGTAACGGCTCAGCTACTAACATTTACAAATGTAACAAATGAACAGTTTCCCCGCGCTCAGAAAGCTATATTGGATTTGTCGGCCAGGCTAGGAACTGACCTAAAAAGCGCAGCCTTACAAGTCGGTAAGGCTTTAAATGACCCGGTTTTGGGTGTTACGGCATTGGCTCGGTCGGGTATACAGTTTTCAGAATCACAAAAAAAGTTAATAAAATCATTAGTTGAAACAAACCGAACGGCTGAGGCACAGTCGATAATATTGAAAGAGCTAGAAAATCAGTTTGGGGGATCTGCCGAAGCGGCCGCAAAAGCTGGATTGGGCCCGATTAAGCAATTTCAAAACAGCCTGGGGGATATGATGGAGACAGTCGGACAGGCCGTTTTGCCCGGTCTTACTGATATGGTCAAACGATTACACAATATTTTTAAACGGTTTGACGAGCTGGATTCCGGAACAAAAAAAATGATTATTCAATTTAGTTTAATTGCCGCAGCAACAGGGCCAGTTATACTGGGGATTGGCAAAGCGATTACGGTATTTTCAACTTTAAAAGGTCTTTTGGTCGACGCCAGGGTTTTGTTTCTTAGTTTAAACGTGGTTATGCGGGCAAATCCGGTTTTGGCTGTTGTTTCTGCGATTACTGCATTGATTGGGGCGTTGGTTGTTGCATACAATTCGAGCGCAAAATTTAGGGGCATTTTATTTGGAATTTGGGAAATGTTTAAAGAGTTGGGGCGAAGAGTGGCTAATTTCGCAAAAAATATAGGGGGTGGTTTTGTAAGCATATTAAAAGGGGATTTTCAGGCCGGATTTGCAGAGCTAGGAAAAGCAGCGAGCAAACTAAACCCACTAAACTACTGGAAAGCAGGGCAAAAACTAGGTCTAGCTTTTCAAAAAGGTTTTAATGATAAGATAGAAGCCGATAAGATTGCGGCACAGGCTGAAGCTGAAGCCAAACGAAAAGCCGAAGCTGAAGCTGAAGCAAAACGAAAAGCCGAAGCTGCTGCAGCAGCAAAACGAAAAGCCGAAGCTGAAGCAGCAGCAAAAGCGTTTATAAGTCCGGCTGCCTCGACGATTACGACAGGGGGAAAGAAAAATAATAAAGTCGCACCGCTGGCTTCAATTGCTTCCGGTTTGGGTCGCGCTCAAAGTGTTGAGGAAGGTAAATCGAGTACTTTCCTATCTAATGAAGAAACGCTAAAAGGACTAAAAAAGCACGCTGAGTTAGCCGGGCAAATCGGTCAAAAATACAGGGAATTAGGTGAGCAGTTATCGCCGTTTGAATCTACTATGGGAAAACTAGGCGAAGCGATAGGGGGAACTTTTGAAAGAGGGGCAGCGAGTATAAAGGATTTTGCTAGGAATGCTTTACGATCTCTTGCTGATGTTATTGGCGCTTTAATTAAAAAAGGTGTCGCAGGGGCAATAGCCAACACACTTGCGAGTTCTCCGCTTGGTTTATTCTTAGCGCCGGCTGCCGGGGCCGCAGCGTCAGCACTATTAAAAGGAGTTATTAATAAAATAAGCGCGCCAAAACTTGCTAAAGGTGGGGTGTTGCATGGGCGTTCATTAGTAGAGGCAGGGGAGTATTCAGGGGCAAGATCGAATCCGGAAGTAATTGCACCACTAAATACCTTACCTGGCTTACTTTCAAAAGCTATGGGGTCAATTGGCGGTTCGGGCGGTCAATTGGTCGCGCGGGTTTCTGGTAATGATCTTTTATTTATAGTTGAACGAGCAGAAAAACAAAGAACTAGATTCGGAATATCTTAACAAATGGGCAAAAGATTTCACAGTACCGTTTATAATGTCGATAAATCGAATAGTGTTGCGTAT